AGTGTCGATGAAATTGGTTTCTACACTGCCGTCTTCCACAAAACCAAAGGGGGTCATTTCCTCTTCCAGTGCCTTCATCTGGTCTTCGTACAGGTCTTTACGAATATCACTGCCCGTGATCTGTTTAAAATATGCCTGAGTGGTGAGCCACCCAAACAGCACAAGAGTCATTACTAGATCGTCGTTATGGTTGTCTTCTGCCTCAAAGGAATCGCCTTTTGCCACAAAGGTACACATCTCGTCCACGGTGTGGAAGTCTTCCACAATCAGTTTGGTGTCCTCTATCAGACTTTTTAGAATAGAGCAGCCAATACGCTTTACTGCACTAGAGGTCTTTACACCCTTTACCGAACCGCCCCTAGTTCCAAAACCGCCGTTCACTACCTGCCCCTTGCACCCCATTTGAGACACATAGATTATGTTGTCGTACTCTAGTTCGTCATGAAGAATGTCTGCAACTTGACCACCAATATCGTTTACCTCTACTAGGCAGTACGCGTTGTTGTACTGGCGTAACACGGAGTAGATGGCATTGGGGTACAGCATGGGGGGCAGTTGGTTGTTGCGGAAAGTAGCAACAACCCGATACGGAAACGCCGACACATCAATCACAGAGAACGCGTGGTAGTCCAGTCCCTGTCCCCGTGCAGTGTCCACCACTGACACGTAGTTGTGTCCTGCTACAGGTTTTTCGTATATTCGTAGCCCCTCGTTGTTCCAAAACACAGGAGTTCGGTACACCATACACTTTAATTTCTCTGAATGGATAAGTGTGTTTGTTGAACCCAAGAACTCTGTTTCAAATTCTGTGCGAAACTGCTCCTCGGAGGTGTTAGCAATAGTCTGTTTTTTCCACTCTTCGTCACGACCCGGTACATCACTCCAATGCACCTCTATTGGCACATATTCGTTCTTGCCTTCTTCTCCTCGCTGCTTGTTTGCGTTTACCCAGAAGCGGTAGAACATATTCAACCCCTTGGGCGTTGAAATAATAGTTACCTTTGTGCTTTTTCCGCTCGTAATCGTGGGGTACACAGACGAGAAAAACTCTTCTGCCACATTCTGTGGCACATACGCAAACTCGTCCAAGAAAATGTAGTTAAAAGCACCGCCTCGCACAGCAGACGATGATGTGGCAGACGCAAATACTTTAGAACCATTTTCTAAAACTATTGATCCCTTGTTCCACTCCACCACACCCTGCTGTAACCACATAGGCAAGTACTCGTACGCCAACTGTAAACGCCCAAGCAGTTCACGAGCTGTATTGAGTTTGTTTGCAAGAATAGCAACATTCATGCTCTGATTAAACAGCACATAATGTAACATATACGAAATAATGGTTGTAGATTTACCTGTCTGGCGTGGCAGTTTACCGATTACAAATCGGTTTTCGTGAATAGTTCGTATCATTTTTTCTTGGTAGTCGTACGGTTCAAAAGGCACAACCCCCTTGTCAAGAGACACAATTTTTACATAATTCTTAATGAAGTACAGAGGGTCTTTGGAGCATTTAATGTACTCTTCAATCTGTTCAGGAGAAAAGTTTACGTTTACCCCTGCTGCCTTTAGATTGGGGTTGCCAAGATACTTTATGCTTTTTTTACTCATTGTTTGTTTCTGTCGTTCTCAACCACACCACCAATATCTGGACGATTATTAAATGCCTTTGTAGAAGACCGAGAAGAATTAATAATATCCTGTAGTTCTTTTGTTGAACCAACGTAAATAGATTGATTGGTTGTACTGGTATTTGTTACGCTCTGATCAATTTTACGAATGGTCTTTACACGATTGTGCAGGTCAACTAGTTCACGATTAGTTTCAGCCAGAGTTTTGATTAATTGAGACACCACCTCATAGGCACGAGGTTGATCCCCTTCTTGTGCCACCTGAATCACTCCATCCAATGCAGTTTTTCCCATGTCAACAAGGTCTTTAAGGTTTTCTCTGACAATCTCATAATCTGTTTTCAAGTCTTTTTCTAGTCGCTCTTCTGTTAGAGGAGCAGAGTCAACCTGTACAACAATTGCGGTTTTTGAAACCCCTGTGTTTGTTGGTTCTTGTGTAGGTTCTACTTCTAGAGCTTTTTCTATATTATTAAATCCGCTCATAAAACACTCCTTAAATATTCCAATCCACTGTGTATCCTCCACTGGACATTGCTGATGCGTATGTGGTTCCAGTTGCACCAAACTGATTCTGATACACCTTGGCGTATGGGGTGTATGTGTTTATACTTGAACTTGCACCACTTGGACCAGAAATACCCACCATAACTTCCGCGTAGTTTGGTTTATCTGTAGTAATTCCTGGATAGTATGTAATTCCAGAAACAAAGTCTGATTCAAACACATCAGAGCTCCACAACCCTGATTCAACCACACGAATTTCTTTGTAGTTTCGTTTTGCACCAAACAAATAACTCTTCATAGTAAAATTAATAGTAAAAACAATGGAACGGCGAGTCTGAAAATCGCCTTCGTAGTCTTCTTCTGACGATACAGAATTAAGGTAAATGGGAACATCTATTTTCTTGTTTACATCATCAAAGTTTACTGTTACAATGAATTCAGGAGTGAAATTAGGCAGAATCTGTTCCACGATTCGTAACCCGTCTTCCATGTTACGCACATAAATGTACAGTCCAAAATCAATGTTGTACGGAACTTCCGAGTAGGTAAAATCAACACCAACAGGGGCATTCGTATTTGGTCTTATAATGTTTTTCTGTAAACTGTTTCGCTTTCGAGCAGAATCGTAAGCGTATCCAGTAATATCGAATGCCATTCGTGGCAACACAATTCCAACAGGATTAGTTAAATTTGGGTCGCTTTCCAAACGCACTTTATACTTTTCTTTGGGCGCATACGATATGGGAACAAGCACGGTTTTTATACCACCACTATCCGCCTTGTCAATGTATATCTGATTAAACAGCGAACCAAATGCCACAACCATGCGGCGTATAGACCCATTATAGAAATTGGTAAACATTAGTAATTACCTTCAGAGAATGGATCAGTTTCAGTAAAATCAAAAATATTATCACTGTTTTCTTCCACTTCCAACTGCTCATTATCTTGATTGTCTTCGTGTGTGGCACTAATTGTGGTTTTGTAAACACCGGCAATAGTATACGATGCTCCGCTCACCAAACCAATAAGAAGATCGTTCACCTTAAACACGCCCTCTTGTTTGTTGACTCGCATAAACTTGGTGCCACCAACAGGAGCACTATACAAATTTACCCGACCGTAAGCAAGTTTATTCTCCACGGTGCCTGTGTACACCTCTTCACCTACAGTATATGTTCCATTACCAGTCCCTAGAGTTATACCAACAAGGTAATCTGATGTAGTAAGTATTTCCGAATCCACTGTTGTTTCTCCTGTTTCGACCTTATCGTTGGAGTACTTGAATGCTTCACAACTAAGTTTAAATGAATACAGTTCGCCTCCAGGATAAAACGGATTGTCGTGTTCAACAAACTTGATTTCAAAAAGACTAGACGGGTAATCAAAATACAGTAGATCGCCTTCTCGTGGACGACTATTTTTCTGAATATCTTTATGGTGTCCCATTACGTCCATGAACCGTTTGCGAGAAACTATAAAAGTAGCAGATTCACGAACGTCCAAACCAAAGCGAGACATCTCTGAATCGCCCTCGTAACCTTCTGCGTTCTCCATGTACATTTCAATGCGATTGGCATCAGTGAATTGTGACACCTCTTCACCCAAAATAAAGTCTTCTTTTACTGTTTCCCGTGGAATGTACACCATGTCATGACCGTGAATTTTTATTGCCTCGGTCGTGAGAGATTCTATAAGGGTTTGTTCCCCCTTTTTGTTTCTACGAAAATACGGATTAACAGTCATGTTTATCCTGTAATAAAGTCAGGCGGTTCTTGGTATTTTAACAACACACTATCCTCAATACTCTGTATGGTACTGGTTGCTTCTTCGTACAGACGCTGACCGTTAAATGTAATGTTGCCTGGCATTGGAATGCCTTCAAATTTTGATAGATTTATACCCCACTGCTGTTTAATAAGTGCAGTGGCATATTTTTTTAACATGGCATCGTTCCACACGTCACTGTACTCTTCAGGGTTAATCACATAAAACCCCTCAATCAGCAGCCACTGGTTTGGAGTAAAATCGTTCCAGTTCATGTCTATTTTTAATTGGTTCTTGTGCTTGTTGAATCGTATCTGTTTTTCTGGATCTAGTAATTGCTGCAACATCTCAATGTACTGCATGGTGCCCACGTAATCACTTATTTTCATGTTGCCTGTACGGAGTCCGTAAAAATCTGTTAGGGCCATTTGATAACGAATATTAAAAATGTTGTTGATCTGTAGGTTGAACCCCACCTGAAAAACTCTGGTAATATTCTGAATTCTTGGACCATTGGGAGAAATACTGTCTGTGTTGATATACTGATTGGTAATGTCTTGCTGAGTAACCTGATATTTCCAGTACTCCCGCTGAATACCCAACGAGTTCCAGTCATTAAAATACTGAATGGCCTGGTCGATACGATCCTCGACCTGTGAGTCGTCCACATTAATCTCTATGACTGGTGCACCCAGTGCGCGAAGACAGTACTCTTTAAATTCTTGTCTGTTTGTAGGCAGTGGCATACAGTTCTCCTTTTAAGTATTTAG